CTGATATAGGTTATGGTGATAGACATTTAGGTATATATGCTTATCACCCTTATATGTTAAAAGCATATAGAACTATGAAAGATAAATATAAGTCAGAGAACTTAGAACAAAATAGAATACTAGCAAACTACGATATAGAAGTAATTGAAACTAAATATAATGGAATTGAAATCAACACAGAAACCGATCTTAATAGCTGGACCGTGTAGTCTAGAAGGTAGAGTACAAGCACACGAAATAGCTGATAAGTGTAGTCAACTAGCAAATAAATATGGCTTTGATTATTATTTTAAAGCATCGTTTGATAAAGCTAATAGAACGTCTGTAAACTCTAAGAGAGGTATTGGCATAGATAAAGCTATAAAAATATTTGAAGAGTTAAAAGAGTTGCAAGGTTGTAAGATCACAACAGATATACATGAACCGTGGCAAGCAGAAAAGCTAGCCAATGTTGTAGATATTATACAAATACCAGCTTATTTATGTAGACAAACTGACTTATTAGTTGCTGCAGGTAACACATGGAAGACTGTTAATATTAAAAAAGGACAGTTTATAGATGGTCGTAATATGATACATGCTATTAACAAAGTTAAAAGTACAGATAATAATCAGGTTATGTTAACTGAAAGAGGTAGTATGTTTGGTATGGGTGATCTAGTTGTAGACTTTAGACAAGTTGTAGATATGAAAGAATTAGGTGTACCAGTTATAATAGACTGTACTCACTCAACACAAAAACCTAATTCAGGTAATACAACTGCAGGTCAACCACGCTATGCTATACACATTGCCAAAGCTGCCAAAGCTGTAGGTGTTGATGGTTACTTTTTTGAAGTACATCCAAATCCTAGCGCTGCATGGAGTGATGGCTCTAATATGATACAGCTAGATAAATTTGAAGAAATATTAAAACAATTAGTATGAAAATATTTATAGGACACGATAGTAGGTATCCTCAAGCAACAGAGGTTTGTGAAAAATCTATGATAAATCACAACCCTGATCTAAAAGATCAAATACATTTTTTAGATAAAGAAATATTAAAACAAAGCGAATTATATGGAAGAAAAGATTTACCAGGTGAATCTACAGAGTTTTCATTTACTAGGTTTTATATACCTATGTTATGTAACTACGATGGTATAGCTATGTTTTGCGATAACGATTTTTTATGGCAATGTGATCCAACTGAAATGATAAAGTACTTAGGTGCTAATGATATAGCCGTTGTACAACATGAAGATTATCATGTAACTAAAAATAAAATGGATGGTATTGAAAATAAATCTTATCCAAGAAAAAATTGGTCTAGTCTTATTATTTATAATTGTTCTAAATTACAACATTTAACAAAAGAATATTTAGACAATGCAACAGCTGCACAACTACACGAATTAAGGTGGGCTAAAACTATAGGTTCAATACCAACAAAATATAATTGGTTAGTTGGTTTATACGAAAACTGTGGTTGTAGTCCGTTAAAAGGTTTACATTTTACAGAAGGTGGACCATGGTTTGATAAATATAAAGATTGTGAATTTTCAGAGCAATGGTGGGAAGTATACAAGAGTTTGTAAAAGATAAATCAGTACTATTTGTTGGTAATTCAGTTGAGGTTATGGAACATAATCTTGCTAAATTTATAGATGGTTTTGATATTGTAGTTAGGTTTGGTAGAGCTATATCTCTTAATAAAAAACAACAGGAACGTTTAGGTAGTAAATGTGATATATGGATAACAGGACAATTTAGAGCTCCTGAATATTATAAGAATAAAGAAGAATTTACAACAGGTAAATTTAAAGATACTAAAATATTAGTTAATAGATGTAGAGGTAATTTTGTATTGAAAGACTGGAAGTTAGAAGAACACTTACCAGATATGCCATATGAATTTATGTATTCAGATCAAGAAATTATAGATCTTATGAAGGATAGGTTTAATAAAGATATGATCGATACTAAAGAGTATAGACCTAGCGCAGGTTTTATAAGTTTAATATGGTTTATAGAAAAAGTAAAGACATATAGTAGTATACATCTTATAGGTTTTGACTTTTTTGCAAAACAAGCAAACATAACACCTATTGATAAAAAAGGTTTTAAAAGTAATTGTAAACCTCACAGTTGGCACTTACCAGTATATGTATTAAACAGACCAGCTCATGATAGTGCCATGGAGCAAAAGTATGTAAAAAACTTAGTTAAAAATAAACTAGTTAATTGGTATGTATTAAGTGATTTAAAAAGGGAGGAGATAAAATATACAGGTTGGATGAAGGGTGAAAAAATAATATCTTCAGTTCCTAGAAAAACTAAAATATCTAAGATTTAATCTTTTCAACAGCAGATATACCAAAACAACCTAACGTAACCCATACAAATGAATTATAAACTACTTCGTTTATAATAAGATCTTTTTCAGCTAATACGCTAGTTGCTAAATCTGCAATAGCAAACAACGTCATTACTACGAACGACGCAAATCCTATTACATTTTTTTCGTTTATATCGTTTTTATCTTTAAATAATGCCCACATAATATTAACATTTCCATCTACGTCTAGCAGCTCGACCTCTTTCGCCGGTCCAACCTTTTGATCTAGCGCAAAATGATTTTCTACGTTTAGCAGCTTTGCTACCAGGTTTTACTTTACCTGTTACAGCTGTCTTTAATTTACTACCAGGATTTTTACGTCTATATGCAGCAACACCTTTAGCGGTCATACCAGCACCTTCTTTAGTAGTTCTAAAGTTTCTGTTTTTACCTTTAGTAGTTTTTCTTACATCTGGTTTCTTTTTCTTTTTCAAAGCAGAGTCTACTACTTTATCAGCTACCTTACCAATAACCTTACTAGCTACCATAGTAGCAACAGGTCCTAGTTTTAATGGCGAACATTCGTCACAGCTAGCTCTAACCTCACCGCATTCCGTGCAACCAGATTGTCTATTTTGTAAATGTCTTTTTAACCAACTCATTTTATTTCTTTTTAGGTACACAATTAGGTACCATTCGTCCACCTTTTTTCTTCATGCCAATAGCTTCATAGCCTGACCAGCAAGCGCTTTTTAAGCCTTTTCCTTTTTTCTTGCTACCTTTCTTTTTTAAAGGTGTACATATTTTTTTCATGTAACTCATAACTAATTATTTTTTCTAGGATTAACTATTACTGGGTTTGGCGGGTTTACGTTTCCCGGTGGTTTGATCGTAGGTGTCGTATTAATTGGCGTATTGTTAGAACTGTTATTATTATAGTTGCTATTACCATTATATATAGGTTTTGGTGGGTTATACAAATGTGGGTGATAATACGGTTTATCCCATCTAGTGTAATAACCACTATAAGGTCTATACCAATCATATCCCACTACATTATATATTACATTTGGTTTAATATCTTTAATAGGTATTTTTAATGTATCACCTTCTTCTGTTAAAGCTAATACATGTGTTACTTTTGGTCCTTTGCTTTGATAGTAATATGGTGAGCAACCACCAACTAAAAATATAAACAATACAGCTATTATAACCACGGTTAATTGTATTATATATGTTTTTTTAGTTACTTTACCTTTCATATTACCATGTATTTTGTTTTACCGTTTTCACGATATGCTTTTAAACATCTTTTTCTGTTTTCACCAGGATTAGTATAACTTACGTGAATCCAGTCTGGATTTTTATCATTACCAAACTCCCATATCATTTGATCATAATCTAAGTTCTCTTTAATAAACTTATACATATCAGCATTAGACATGTGACCATATGTATCGTCAATATCCATTGCTTGTCCGTGACAATGTTGTGATTTAGCTGATCCACCAATCGCAGCATTAAGTTCTGGTCCACGATAAAACGAATTTATCTTTATAGGACCTCCTACGTGCATTCTAAGAGGCTCAAATACTTTTTCTGCAATAAGCTTCATGTTGGCTAAATGAAGATCAGAGGGATCATTTTTTAAACCTAACCTTAAAGCTGTTATACTGTATACACCTTCTTTGTATGATACGTGTTTACTTATTTTATCCATTTTTTAAAGCTTTTTTAACTGCTTTAGCTTTAGCTTTAATTTCTTCAGCTTTAGCTATAATAATATCATCGACTGTAGTTTTACTCCATAGTAAAGTCCACACGTCTTTCCAGTATTGTTTAGTTAATTTCCACATAATTTTAAAATTTACTTGCTTTATTTGTTTCGTTTATTGTTTCTTGTATTTCTTCTAAGTCTGTAGGCAGCTCTAAATCTAAACCTGCTTTCCAAACTGTTTCTTTTATACCATCTTTAAATAGTATAATAGTAGGTGCCATACGTACTCTATATTTCTTTTTAGCTTCAGGAGCTTTAGCTATATCAACTCTATAATATATTGCATCTTCTAACTTATCCCACTCAGCAAAGCAATTAACTTCATTAAATTTAGCCCAAAATTCTACAATTACTGGTTTTGTATTATCATCACCAAAAGCTTCTTTTACATTTATTTTATTTTCAAAATCAGTATCAGTTAACCAATATTCATCTGGTACATCTACTTGACCTAATGATATAAATGGTATTAAGGCTAAAATTAAGTATTTCATTATCTATCGTTTTGTAGTTCATATAACCTTTCGTCCATTTTATCTAAAGTCTCTTTTATATCCTCTACATCTTCTTGTGTATCTAAAATGGTCTGACGAATCAACTCGTCTTTCAGATCATATTCAACTCTATCAATTACAGGTTCAGGTAGTTCTTTAGCTAAAGCAATGTCAGCTTGTAAAGCAAACCACATGGCAGCTAGACTAAACACTCCTGCTCCTATCAGTCCTAATGTTTTTAAATCTAATGTTACCTTGGTTTCTTCGCCTATTTGCTTTGCCATTTTATTTTTCGTTTTTTAATTCTTCAATTATTTCTTGTAATTTTTCTACATCTTTTTGTAGGTATTCAATTCTTAAATCTTGCTTAGCGTCATCAGGTAGTGCACCCATTTCGCCTCTTGGCCATTTAATTCTAAACTCATCGTTTAATGTTTGATTATATTCTAATCTAACTAACGTAGAATCAATAGCACCTATTTTTGCTGTTAGATCAAACCATATACCAGCTATAGATATAATACCTATTATTATACCTATCAGTGTTTTAATGTCAAGTTTTACCTGTGACTTCTCTGATAACTCTTCCATTTATTATCTAAAGGTGTAATTTATACCGAAGTTTGAGTTAAACATTTCTGAGTCCCAGAATTTAGTGTATTCACCTTCAACAAATAAACCAATTGATTTGCTGATCTTTACACCAAATACCATACCCGCTTGGTAGTCACTCCATTGCTCTCCGTCAAGCAAATCATTGTGTCCACCCTTGCCCCAGCTATTTCTATGTAAATAACTAAAGTCCTCATTACCTTGTACATATTTGTGATAAGGTAATATCCAGCTACCATAGGCATGAAGCCAAAAGTTAGCTTTATAATGATAGAAGTCAAAACCGACAATAGGTGCGATCTCAGCGAAAGCATCTAGCTCAGCCCATGCTTCTTGATTATATCTGTTTAACAGTCTAGGCATTATAAGATCTCTAAACTGTTGATCTGTCCAGGCTACAATATCACCATCAGGATTAGTCCAATACCAATCATAAAATGAATTACCATTTTCATCGTTAGATGCGTAATACCAGTCATCATAACCATATTCAAAACCTAATGTATACCATGGATTTAATGCATCACCATTTTCATCTTCCATGTTTAACCATATTTCTACAGGGTTATATCCATAAGGACGTTGATGAGTTCTATATATAGCTCCTGCAGATAAACTAAATTTTTTACCAATAGGTAATCTAGCTCTTAATTCACCAGACATGTATTCAAAATCTATTTTACCTGTTTCTCTAGCTTCAAATTTAGCTATGTGATAATCACCAGTATGCCTAACAAATAATCTTTTATTAGTAAACTCTTTACCATTATGTCTTTCTTTTTCCCAATGTAAAAGATATTCTAATCCTTGTACAGCTGACGTAGGAGCAGATAAACCAACTTGTTTTTCTACTTTGTTATTACCTGTCCAAAACGTTCCAGGTTTTACCTCATAATCAAACCTTGCTAATTTACGTATACCTAAACCATATCTGTAGTTAAACGGATGGTATTGAGCTCTATCCTCTACTTGAGGTATGCCATAAAAATCGTCGGGATTAGTACGTATAAAATAGTTCGGTTGTACTGCTTGTGCATTTTCTATATTACCAGCAGCATAGAACGTACCGTACTTAAGAAAGTCTTTGTATAATTCTTTAAAAAATTGTGCTTCAGCGTTGCTAGATATTAGCAATGCTACAATTAATAGTAGTTTTTTCATAGTAGAGTGGTTTATTCTTTAATTATCACTTGTTTTTCTAGTTTTTTAGTCTTTGAATACATCAAACTTTGATTCTTGTTTTTTCTTTTTATCTTCTTTTTTCTTTTTCTTCTTATCAAGATCTATAAACATCTGTATAAGATCTTCTTCTTCGTTTCTAGTACCAACATCCCACGTTCTCCAACCTAAAGCTAAAGCTATTCTTTGCCACGCTGCGTTTCTACTATCTGTTGCTTCAACTACAGACTCTAGTTCATTAACAACTCTATCTAAAGGTAAATTAAGAAATGCAGATGCTAAATTACCTATTATTTCATAAGAAGGAGCTAGGTTGATTCTACCATCAGCTGTTATTTGAAAACCTCTTTCTTTTAATAAATCTCTGTTAAACTTTCTAGTTTGTATTGCTGAATATACTTTTCTAGCTTTTGATCCAATAGGTGGTGAAACATTTAATAATTCTATTAATGTATATGTATGATCAGCTCTAAAGCCTTTTTCATCTTGTTTTTGATATTGAATTATAGCATTTTTTATAGTTGATATAACAGCACCTTTTAAACCAGATCCTCTAAGTAAAGTATCTATCATGTTATTAATTTGTCTTGCTTTTTTAGCGTCTTCTTTTGCTAACTGCTTAAATAGATCTTCATCTTCATCACCTTCAAAGCCTGGTAGTAAACCAAACATAGCGTTTTGTAAAAATGTAAATATAAAGTTTTGTATAGCTCCATAATAAACTATTTTACTAACATTTGTAAAATCACTTTGAAGCTGTGTCATACCTTGGTATCTTTGTCTTCTAATTAACATTGTACCAGATTTATTTTGTAACCTAACCATCTGTTGTGTTACGTTTTGAAAAGCTAATACTAATCTACCCAATGGACTTGCTTGTTCTTGAGATATTAAAGCTGGATCACCAGACTGCTGTGTTTTTTCTGCTATTTCAGAAAAATCTTCAAACGCTTTTTGTTCAGCTTCTTTTTGACTCATGCCTTCTTTTAAATATGTTTTTACTCTATTTCTATAAAATGGAGCACCACCCGCAGCAATAGCAAAGTTATCCATAAGCTGTGTTGGTGTAAAACCTATTTGTAATAAATAAGCTACAACTGAATCAAATCTATTTTTAGAATTTTTAGCTGCATTTGCTATTTCTTGCCATTGTAAATCTGTTTGTAAACCTCTTCTTCTTTGTTTTAGTTTAGGAGAGTTCC